AAGGTTCTCGGCGGTGAGAGTTAAACAATGGGAACCACTGAGTTTATTCTTATTCTCATGTGTGTTTCTATTGTTGTTGGTGCCTCGTGGGTTTCACCCCTACGAGGTTCTAGCGGTTCAAGGCGTGCACGTCATTAATTGACGCGTGTGATGGGCAGTTCGGAAAATTAACTCTGTTAGGAGCAATTTTGAAAAGCCTAATCCCACTCCTTCACCGTACTCTCCATGAAATGGGGAGTATATGCTCGGTTGACACCACTTTGGATCTAAAAACGATCCAGAGACGGTTTTCTGACGAAGGTGAATCGTTTTTAACGATCACCCTTTCTTCCTATGGTAAAGACTTCGAGAGAAGCCTTGCCCTAGGCGAGATCGCTCACGACGCATTTCGCTCTTTTGCGAAATACGGACGTCTCCCCCGTCTTCTTGGGGGTTTCGTTGAGCTCGTCTTTAATCGTAGTACAGGTGTCCTTCTGGACGAACCTAGCATAGATGCGATCCGTTCTCTTCGTCAGATTTGTCTGATGTGGAGTAAGATCAAAATTGAATGCTCTGAGGACCGCATTCTTGCGGCCTTCGATGGGTTCGTCCAGTGTGAAAAGGATCTGACGGTAGGAATTCCTCTTATACCAGAGACCGAAAGGTCAAGGTTTAAGATCCTATCAAACCTGCTTTTTGGAGAAATGTTCAGAAGAGTGGATAGTAATATCCGCAACTATGAGATTTTTCCAAAGCATGGCCCTGGGGCTACAGCGGAAGGTAGGACTGCCAATGGCAAGTTCTATATGACCGAATGGCCCCAGCGGCTAGAGGACGTCTTTCCATTTTGGAGATACGCCACTAGTCGATCATATGATCCTAAGATCTATGATGATGTCAGCTTCCTTGAACCCGGCGCGGAGATCCCTGTTAGGGTGATCTCCGTTCCTAAAACGTTAAAAACACCTCGTATCATTGCTATTGAGCATACTCCCATGCAGTATATGCAGCAGGGTATTCTTCGTAGTTTTAACGAGAGTCTCGATCAGGATTTCATCCTGAAAAAGATGATCAGTACGGAGTTCCAAGAGCCTAACCAGCTTTTGGCCCGTCGAGGTTCCAGTGATGGTTCCTTAGCCACACTTGATTTAAGTGAGGCTTCTGATCGTGTTTCTAATTCGCTTGTGCGGGACTTGTTTGCATTTACACCCCATCTTGATGATGCGGTGCAGGCATGCAGGTCTACACATGCGGACGTGCCTAACTATGGAGTTATTCCATTGGTTAAGTTCGCGTCTATGGGTTCGGCCTTATGTTTTCCTGTGGAGATGTATGTCTTTACGACACTAGTCTTCATGGGAATCGAAAAGGCCAAGGGCACTCGTTTTACCAATCGTAAGCAAATTGAAGCTTACATTGGTCAGGTGCGCGTCTACGGTGACGATATTATCGTTCCTGTAGATACGACCGCTTCCGTCATATCTACTTTAGAGCAGTTCTGCTTTAAAGTTAACAAGAGCAAGTCTTTCTGGACTGGAAAGTTCAGAGAGTCTTGCGGAGCTGAGTATTATGATGGACACGATGTGACGCTCGCGCGTGTACGTCGTACCCTACCCAGTTCCCGGAAGGATGTTGACAATGTTGTTTCTACCGTTGACCTTAGGAACCAGCTTTATAAGCGTGGTTATTGGTCAATAGTGAGGTATTTGGATCGTGCTATTGAAGGCATTATCCCGTTCCCCGCTGTGGCAGAAACTTCACCAGCGCTCGGGAAGTTCTCTTTCCTCGGTTACGAGGAGGAGAAATTCTCAAGCGACTTGCACAGACCTATGGTTAAGGCCTGTACAGTCAGGTATCAACCTCGGAAATCCATAGCCGAGGGTGATGCTGCGTTGATGAAGTTCTTTATTAAGACCGGGGATAACCCGATCTATAGTAAAGATCACCTCTTGTTCGCAGGACGTCCCATATCGTCTAGCATAAAATATGGGTGGACTAACTCCTATTAGGAGTTAGTGGGGGTAATCAATCCCCCTG